GAATAAGATATCGAAATAATAGAAAGAGACTTTGAAGAGCAGCCATAACAACTGGCACAAGAAATTGAAAATCAATTTGGATTTAGTTATGTTGAATAGGATATTTTTATTACTCGTTTTGGTAGTTTTCTGCGGAAATGCTGAAGCTTCCGAGGGAAAGTTTACTTTCATCCAGAAGAATAGTCAAGCACCCTTTACAGGCACTCTATTTGACCCGACAGCAACTGCAAAAATTATGGCCAATAGGAAGTTCCTAAAAGAAGAGTACGAGCTTAAGCTGGGCTTTGAGATGCAAAAACAACAAAAACAATTTGATTTAGATCTTTCTCAAATTAAAATCACTCTCGATACTGAGCGGGAAGGTTTTCAAAAAACACTTGAAGTTAAAAATAAAGAGATTGAGCAACTAAATAGAATTATAGCAAAGAAGCCCGGTACTAATGCCTTGGTGTGGGGAATCGTAGGTGGATTTGTCGTCGGCGTTGCAACAACTGTCGGAATAACTTATGCGGTGAACCAATGAAGAAGAATTTAAACGATATTGCTAGATATGAAGTGGCTATTTCTAAGAAATATGGCAAAGAAGCGATTCAACATCCAAAATCCGATTGGGATGACGAAAAAGAAAAAGATTATCAGCAACAAATCAAAGATCTTTACGAAAAAGAAAAAAAGCAAGAAGAAAAAAATGAAAAAATTGAAATGGATGGTTTTTTAATTTCTAAAAAACTATTTAGTAAAGATGACAATAGAAATTGTCCTGTTTGTCATACCTATTCTTTTGAATTAAGAGATGATGTATACATGACAAAATTTGATTGTTGCTTTAAGTGCTACATACAATGGGTCGAAGGCCGTGAAGACAGATGGTCAACAGGATGGCGACCGGGAGACAAAAATGAAAATCACTAAATCGCAATTAGTACAAATTATTAAAGAAGAAATCAATGTCGCTGTTGCAGAGCAGTATTCTGCGGGTATAAATGACCCGGCTATGTTGCCTGATGATGTGAAAATCAAGGGTGGTAAAACTATGAAAGAACTCATCGCTAGTTGGGTTAACAAGCTTGAGGCAGATGCTATTAACAGCTTGAACATCTCTGACGACAAAGATGCTCAAAAGTTTATTGATGCCTTCGGAAATCCTGAATTGGTGGATGATGTCCTACAGTTCATGAAAGATAAGGCAATGGGCAACAAGACCGACTCATCGTCCACAGTAGCGCAAGTTGCAAAGGGCGTAAAAAGAGATTACGATATTCAGGAAGGAAAAAAATAAAATGGCAACAACATTAGAAATTATTCAAGGAATCAATCAAGCGGCAGCAAATGCTTATGATGGTGCTCATAGTGAAAAATTTGTCACAGGAGACACTAAAGAGGTTGGTTTAAATAGAGAAGATGGTGATCCTATCATCGACAGCAGAGTATCTGACGGTTTCGGTGTAAAAATCATCGGAGATAAGCTTCAAATCAATTATGAAGCAAACATCAGATTGAAAGATGTATATGCTGGCGGATTTGAAGAAGAATGCGACAGAAAGCTTATGTCAATTGCCGACTTCTTGAAAAAGGAGTACAAATTAATCACAGGAAATACCCTTTCCTTGACTGCAGAAGGCGAGTGTCACTGTTTTGTACAGCACACTTCTAGAGTTCGCACTTTTGTTGTAGCCCACAGGTTGTTCAAGATCGGCGGTATGCAGGGTGTAGAAACATTGGGCGAGGGAGTAACCAACCCAATGGACGTTAAATATCAGAAATTCTTAAAAGAAGGCTCTTTCGAATAGGAAGAATAATGTCTTACACACTATCCAAAAAAGAGATAGTAGCTGAAATTTTGAAATGCGGAAAAGATCCGGTATATTTCATTGACAACTACGCAAGAATATCTCATCCCATTGATGGCTTGATTCCTTTCAAGACATATCCATACCAAGCAGACTTGCTGCAGGATTTCAACGATTATCGTTTTAATATCATCCTAAAGGCTCGTCAGCTTGGTATTTCTACTATTGCGGCAGCTTATGTTGTTTGGTTGATGTTGTTTCATCGCGATAAGAACATTCTCGTTATGGCAACTAAGTTCAAGACGGCCTCAAACTTGGTTAAGAAAGTCAAGGCAATCATGAAAAATCTGCCAGAATGGATCGTCATTTCAGAAATTTCCATTGATAATAGATCTTCTTTTGAACTTTCAAATGGTTCTCAAATTCAAGCAGCTTCAACTTCTGGCGATGCCGGTCGTTCTGAAGCACTTTCTCTTTTGGTAATTGACGAGGCTGCACACGTTGAGAATCTAGATGAGTTATGGGCAGGTTTGTATCCTACAATTTCTACAGGTGGGCGAGTTATTGCCCTAAGTACTCCAAATGGTGTCGGAAACTGGTTTCATAAGACGTATACGGAAGCAGCCGAAGGAACAAACGACTTTCACCCGATCAATCTCCCTTGGGACGTACATCCAGATAGGGATCAGCAGTGGTTTGCGAAAGAAACAAGAAACATGTCAAGAAGGGAGATTGCCCAAGAACTTGAATGTAACTTTAACACGTCTGGCGAGTCAGTAATTCACCCAGACGATATTGCTTGGATTGAAGAAAGGGTATGCGAACCAAAATATAGGACAGGATTCGATAGAAACTTATGGATTTGGGAACAATACCAAGCAGAATGTAATTATTTGCTTGTTGCTGACGTTGCCAGAGGCGACGGAGCTGATTATTCTGTCTTTCACGTTGTAAAATTAGAAACGATGGAAGTGGTTGCAGAATATCAGGGCAAGCCAAACCTAGATATGTACTCAAACATACTGATGCAGACTGGTAAAGAGTTCGGTAATTGTCTTTTGGTTGTCGAGAATGTTGGAATTGGTATCTCTGTTTTGGAAAAATTAATAGATTTACAATATCCAAATTTATATTACTCCGTAAAAGGTTCACATGAATTTATTGATGGATACCAAGCTGAAACCAACAACTCTGCTGTACCCGGATTCACAACCTCTTCAAAAACTCGCCCATTAATCGTAGCAAAATTGGAAGAATTCATCAGAAACAAACTAATTAAAGTATATTCTGTTCGTCTTTCGAATGAATTGCGAACTTTTATTTGGCACAATGGCAAACCTCAAGCGATGAGAGGATATAACGATGACTTAACAATGTCATTAGCAATCGCATGCTGGGTCAGAGACACGGCACTTACGGTGAATCAAAGAGAGGCAGATTATAAAAAAGCTTGTTTAAGTTCAATAGTGAAAGTTGACACAAAGGTTAATACAGCAATTCCCGGAATGGAAGGATATAACAAGAAACAATCACTGGACGAAAAGATGTTTAAAGCTAAAGAAGATTACGCTAAATACTCATGGTTAATAAAAGGATAGAAAATGGCAGATAACAAAAATAACCCCAATAATCCACAATCAGAATTGTTCAGAAGGCTAACAAGACTTTTCTCTGGTCCCATTGTAAACTGGAGAACGCAGATGAATCGCAAGATTCGCAGAACTGCTCTTGATAAATATGCCACACAGTTTACATCAGCTTCTGGTCAACAGTTCAGAAAAGCAGAATATAGTCCGTTCGATGTTATGCACTCCAAGATTATGGCACAGCAAAACCGAGCAGAAAGATATGTAGATTATGAACAGATGGAATATATGCCAGAAATCGCTTCTGCTCTCGATATTTATGCAGATGAAATGACAACACACTCTGCGCTCTCTCCCATGCTTCATATTGAGTGCCCAAACGAAGAAATTAAAGCAATCTTGGCATCTCTTTATGAGAATGTTTTGAATTTAGACCATAACCTCTTTGGTTGGTGCCGATCTATGTGCAAATTTGGAGATTTTATTCTTTATTTGGACATTGATGATCGTTTTGGTGTAAAAAATGTTATCCCTGTACCTCTAAGAGAAGTCGAAAGACTTGAGGGCGAAGATCCTACAAACCCAAATTATGTACAATATCAGTGGAACTCTGCTGGTATGACCTTTGAAAACTGGCAAGTTGCTCATTTTAGAATTTTAGGAAATGATAAATACACTCCTTATGGTACTTCTGTGCTAGATCCGGGTAGAAGAATCTGGAGACAATTGGTTTTAATGGAAGACGCTATGATGGCCTACAGAATCGTAAGATCATCAGAAAGAAGAGTCTTTTATATTGATGTTGGCAATATTGCCCCTCAAGATGTTGAGACTTTCGTTCAAAAAACCATTACCTCAATGAAAAGAAACCAAGTAGTTGACGCTAATACTGGAAGGGTGGATCTTAGATATAATCCTCTTTCTGTTGAAGAAGATTATTTCATCCCCGTTCGTGGCGGAGAATCTTCAAAGATTGAGACGCTGGCTGGCGGTCAGTTTACTGGTGATATCGATGATGTAAAATATCTAAGAGATAAACTATTTTCTGCCCTCAAGATTCCTGCCGCTTACCTATCTAACGGAGAAGAGGGCGGAACAGAAGATAAAACAACATTGGCACAAAAAGATGTTCGTTTTGCAAGAACAATCCAGAGACTACAAAGAGCAGTAATTTCAGAATTAGAAAAAATCGGAATTGTACACTTATACACACTTGGTTTTAAGGGCGATGATTTAGTAAGTTTTCGACTAAAGCTCAATAATCCATCAAAAATTGCAGAATTGCAAGAACTTGAACATTGGAAGCAGAAATTTGATATCGCTGGCGGTGCTACAGAAAACTTCTTCTCACGTAGATGGATTGCACAGAACATTTTCAGCCTCTCTGAAGAAGAATTTGTAAGAAATCAGAGAGAGATGTTTCATGATAGGAAATATGAAGCAGAGCTTAATGCCGCAGCAGAGGCAGCTGGTGAAGCAGCCGCTGGAGAATTTGGTGGAGACACCGAGGGCGGTCTTGATTTAGGCGGAGACGAAGGCGGATTAGACCTTGAAGCCCCTGATGAGGGAGGCGACGAAGGAGGTCTTGATTTAGATTTGGGAGATGAAGCCCCAGAAGAGACTCCTGATGAAGAAGAACCTCTATTGGCCGCACCAGCTAGA